CGAATTGGTTACTGGTATCAAATGGGGAAAATTGATCGGCTAGACTACCACTTTCGGTTCCAGTGCTGTCCTGATTTCTTTTCGTGGTCTGGGGTGTACCACGAGAGACAGTTCTATCAGTTTGAACCTCATAGATGTACTGTGCCGCTGTTGACTGCGTAGGAAAGAATAACCAGCGTGGAGGAGTCATGATGTATACTCTATATTGAATATAACATCAGTTGCTGATGAGTTGCTAGAGGTTACTAAAGTAAGAACAGCATCAGCAGAAACAGAAGTGTTTGCAAGAGATGTCTGATCACCACTCGAAGTACTCACACTTGCTGCCTTTATTGTATCCGATCCATTTTTAAGAGTTGCAGTTACAGTGCCAGAACCCGACTTAATATAAAACCCAGCAATTGTTCTTGCTGTTGCAACCTTTGGATCTATTGTGTATGTTTTATCTGCGGCGGTTTCAATTTGTCCGGTGTAGGCTTCTGTTCTGATAGCAGATGTTGTTGTCGTTGCATCAGAAAACACAACACCGGCAGTTCCGAGAGTAAGACCTCTTGCTCGTATGATGTCTGTAAATGTTGCTCCGGCAGCAGAGATACCTGCAACAGCCTCAAGCAATCCAGTCGATTTAAATGTTCCCGAACAATCCGCAGTTCCTGCCACAATGGCAATCCGTGACAAGGCATCACCAATTAGAATGTGCGTATTGTTGCCTTCTCCAGCCAACTCACCAATTTCCATCGTATCAGCAGCAGAAGTAAAATCTATTAACATCGCCCCTGTGGCTTCATTGCCTTTAATAGTACCAGATGTGACAATATTAGCAGAAGTGTTTATGGTATGACTAAAGGTAGCACCACCAGAAGCACCACCAAATACAACACCACCGATGGTAGCGCCTGTAATGGTTGCGTTTGTTGATCTGATCGTAGTTGCAGTAAGTCCAGTAAAGGTGGCATTTGTGCTTGTGATACCTGCAACCTGAATAGTAGAAGTTGCATCAATTCCTATGGTTATACCAGTAGCAGATGCACCAGCAGTGGTAATTCCTGTTCCATGATTAAGAGTGATACCACCAGTAATTCCATTGAGCATGGTGACAACGCTGTCGAAAGTTTCACCACCACCCGGTAAACGGAAAGCATCTCCCGGACCCATGATCTGATTATCTATTTCAATTTCAACCTTAACTACACTTCCGTCTCCGGCAGTTCCCCCATTGATTTGGATGATGGGAATTCTGAAATATGTTCCATTGTAAACAGCATCACTATCTGTACCGTCAAATTCAAATGTTCTATGTTGTAACTCGTCGGGGAATGTAATTTTAACTCTACCACTAGCATTGTTTGATGTTGTATGGAAGAGAGTAGGTCTATAATCAGTTCCGTTGTTGTCGAATTTGAAAATTCCCAACTGTTTGGTATCTTCGTTGTATTGTAACTGACCATTAGATGATGGTGTTAGAGCATTTAATGCACCACCAGTTAAATCGTAGGTGAATAAACCATCTGTACCAAAACCAACAAGACCATCACCATCGAATAATACCTTGGTGATTGTTCCTGCTTGTGTGGAAGATAAAGTTAGTCCATCGGTGGTAGAGAAGAACAATAGAGACTGGTTGTCATCAAATGAAGCACCACCAGATAGTCCAACTCTTCCTATCGTTCCTGTAGTACCAGTGGTTCCTGTAGTACCTGTAGTACCTGTAGTACCAGTGGTTCCTGTAGTACCTGTGGTTCCTGTAGTACCTTGAATACCTTGAATACCTTGATCACCCTTTACACTACCAAGATCATAAGAAGCACCAGTATTACCATTGACAAGAAGTTGATCTATGACTAGATTGTTTCCTATCTTTCTTGGATTTGTGATTCCTGCGCCAGTAGAACCTGTTGTTCCAGTGGTTCCTCTAGGTCCAGCAACCGAAGAGTCAGCACCAGTAGCACCAGTAGAACCTGTTGTTCCAGTGGTTCCTCTAGGTCCAGCAACCGAAGAGTCAGCACCAGTAGCACCTGTTGTTCCTGTTGTTCCTCTAGGTCCAGCAACCGAAGAGTCAGCACCAGTAGCACCAGTAGCACCAGTGTTTCCTGTAGTACCAGTGGTTCCTGTAGCACCTGTTGTTCCTGTTGTTCCTCTAGGTCCAGCAACCGAAGAGTCAGCACCAGTAGCACCAGTGTTTCCTGTAGTACCAGTGGTTCCTGTAGTACCAGTGGTTCCTGTAGCACCTGTTGTTCCTGTTGTTCCGGGATCACCCTTAGCACCACCTGGTCCAAGACCAGATGGAGAATTTATGTAAACATTGTTTGTAGAGTCCTGAATAGGTTGTAATATAACATGAACAACTTCATCTTTGATGATGACCTTGTTCGGTTCGCTGTTATCGTTTACTACAATCTTAAAACTCATCTAGTGACTTCCGCTGTTACCTCAAACCTACCTTGCAATAGTCTATCAACAGATGAACCAGAAACTATTTCCAAGTCATATACATGGTTACCTGCTGGTACATTCGACAGAGTGCTTGCATCTATCTGAATGTAAATTCCACCAGTCGTTCCTGTTCCACCAGTAGAACTGGTATTAAGCATGATTCCGCCAGTACCTGTTTGTCCTTGAGTTGTCCCAGTAGTAAATTCTGCGGAAGAACCACCACCAGTAAGAGAACCTCGGATTCCTACTCCGCTATGAGATCCAGTAACTCCGGTTAAAAACAACAATGCTTGAGTGTCGCTAACCGACCTTCTTACTTGCATATTTCCGGTGTAACTTGCTAGATCTATTACAGAATCAGTAGAATCCTTATATGTCAATGACAATTTAAAGGATGTTCCTTGCTCTGATACAATGTCATATTCGCCTGCTGCCATGAGTTCCTCCTAGTCTATTTAGGAAAATTTTCATCTTGCCTTTTGCTTCTTTCGCTTCTTGAAGTTTTTCTTTTTTACAGGATCCTCTTTTTTGTTCCCAGAAGAACCATAATCACTATGTCCCTTTAATTGTTCCTGACGAACCATTTTATCTTTTTCTCTTTTTATAATGGCTTCTTGGTACATCTTTAGGTTTGTCTTCGTTCTTTCATGGTGTTCCTTGGGAAAGTTTGGATTTTCCAGAAGGAATCTACAAGCATCAAGTCCCTTATCAAACTCATGCGTATAGTACGCAGTAGCAGCAATTTCATCCAAAATTTGCCATTCCCAGATGTCATGTGCAATAAACAAGATATCAGACTTGGGGAATGGAATTTGTGCGCCTTGGTTTGCAAAGAGGTATGCAAGTCTTGGGTTTCCATTTTGTCTGTATAGTCTAGAAAGTTGCCATAGGGGTTCAATTCTACATGGACGGTAACTCCAAGATTGCATGAATGCTTCTTGAATTTCGTTCCAAGGTCTCTCAAGAAGACAGTTACAGATTCCTACTCTATACATTGCATAGAAAACTTCTTCTTCCCAACCGCCTGCTTTTGCTCTACGAATATACCATTCCTTTGCCAACTCATATTCCCCTGCATCAAAATAACTTTGTGCTAGGTAGAACAAGTATCGACTATTTTCGGGTTCGTAGTGTGGTGATTTTTTGTTTGTGAGAGCATCTAAAATAACTTCAGCGTCTTTGAGATACTTTTCTTGTGGAGTAACATCGAGGTTTCTACCACCCTCTGTTCTTGCTTCGATATGATAATCACCATTGAGTGGTAAACAAACCATATCTGCTCCTGCATCGCAAGCAGCATATTCGTGGAGGACTCCTTCGTATCTCCAGTTACTTTCCATTTTGAAGATGTGGTTTCTCCACCAAGTAAAGTCTCCTCTTTTGATCTTAAGACTATATCCATCAGCAGTAAGTTTATTGGGTAAATCTGGAGTTCCTTCAAGACTGTCATCAGCATCAATCATCCAGGCATATTCCATTTTACCTTTAGCACATTCGAGTGCTTCGGATCTTGATGCACCGAATCCCTTCCACGGAAGATCTACAATTTCTCCGGGAATACCCTTCTTTTCAAAAAACTCAGTGATGACTTCTTTTGTTCTATCAGTAGAACCCGTGTCACATATAACCCAATATTGAATGTACTTTGAAAGAGATTCTAAACACCGTTCAATGCAGTGTTCCTCATTCTTAACAATCATACATAAACCTAGTTTTACAATATCACTCATTTCAAATCTCCTAAAATATAATCATCAACAAAGAAGTCTAGCATTTCTGGGATACCTTTATTTATTTTGTTTGCAAGTTCAAAGTTTTCTTTTATTGCTTCGGACTTAGAATTATATAGTTCCTCAGACAAAGACTCAACTGTGAAATTGTTGTCAATCCATATTATTCCATCATTATTGAATATGGTTTTGACCTCTTCACTTCCCCAGTAGATAGGAACTGTTCCTGTCAAAAAACAATCTAAAAGTTTTTCGGTATATACGGTATCGTCGTTCTCTAAACTAACAGAGAACATATAATCACTCAGTCCCTCTTCTTTGGTTTTAATCTGGTTATGGTTTCTACCAAAAAGATCTAAGGTTCCTTGTAGTTTTGAAGCCCAATTAATTCTGTGTCTATGTCCCTCCGTAAAATTCTTTGTAGAGGTAATCATAGAAACGATTTTGGTTTTCTTGTGTACTTCGGGGGATTCTATCCAACTAGGAAATCCCGGTTCTACCAGAACAAAATTATCATGGAGGTTTGCAATCTGTTTGTTGTGGGTAAACAGTTTCTTGTATTCTTTACCGTATACATGAATATTGCTCTTTATGTGTCCAATTATATCAGGAATAACAGAAGCCGGTTCATATATCCATGCATACTTGTTTTCATCTTTACAGGACAACCCATCGATTAGCATATGATCTACGAAAATTTTAGTTCCATCACCATGCAAAGTCCAGTTGGATTTGTTTGTTTGGTGTGTTTGAATTGGATCTGTCCAGCAAGGATCAGCACCCACAACAAACAATTTTAATTTTTCTTCTATGTTATTCATTTTGAAAAAAGGTATCCTTCAATTACCACATGATCTAGTTCTGTATTATCTAGGACATGAAGAGCATCTTCTATCGTTGTGAGGATAGGAAATCCTCGAATGTTAAATGACGTATTCAAGATAACAGGAATTTCATTTCTGCTTTTCAGTTCTTCTAGAATTTCAGTAAACACCTTATGTCCATTTACTTTAGAGACTGTTTGTAGTCTTGACGTTTCGTCTATATGTGTAATAGCCTTAAGTTTTTCGTGGTATTCTTCCTTTACCTTCGGTGCAAAACTCATATAATGAGATTCAAAAACTTTGTGGAAATATGTGTTTGATTCATTAAGCATACAAACCGGAGCAAAAGGTCTATACCATTCTCTAAACTTAACCTTCTTGTTTAGAATGTCTTTCATCCCATCAAATGATGGATCGCAGATGATACTTCTATTACCCAATGCTCTTGGTCCAATTTCAGAATCTCCATATACCATCCCGACAATCTCACCTCTCTTGATGATGTCTACAATTTCTGATGTGGTTACCTCTCTTGCATTCCTTTTTGTTATATGTAATTCTAGATCCTCTTTGTCGAGGAGTTCGATACCATCATACACAAAATCTCTTTTTCGTAATTCCGGATGTTGCTCTAAGAAAAAACCAAGCGAGAGTCCACAGTCATTTGGATTTGGTGGAACGTAAAGTTTGTTCATCGTTATGTCAAAAATATATTCGGATAATTCTTGGTTATATAAAACATTCAAGGCACATCCACCAACAAGAACGACATTTCTGTCTTTGTGTTCATTGACGAGAGGTTGAATCCATTCTCTTAGAAGTTTCTCGAACACAAACTGACTTGTAGCAGCAATATCATAACTGTCTTGTCCGCTTAAGCAATCTTGTACGAAATTAATATCTGGTAACATTTCTTTTAGATGGTATATAAACCTATCACTAAATATATCGTCATGAGTTTCTTTTGAAATTAGATCATAATATTTAATCATGGGTTCTACCCATTCTTCTCGAACTTTACCGTATGCACAAAGTCCCATGATCTTGCCCGCCCAAGAAAGAGAATCATCATGCTTCTTTTTAATTTCAGATATAAACTCACCAATCTTCGTGTATCCCCCACCAAAATCTGTTTTACACTCAACCAGTTCGGTAATTTCTTCTTTGTCTCCTAAGAATGCCTTAGTGGTTACTACTTTACCGTGGTCGTGACCACCGCCGTCTATTGAAAATATAATAGTCTTATCAAAACCAGATTGGAAATGTCCACAATACGCATGAGAAACATGATGATTCATTTTTTTCCATGTAGTGACGTTTGGAAAAAACTTTTTAATAAGATCTCGATCCTTTGGAACAAGTCCCATGAATAAGATGGTTTCTATCTTATCTGGATCAGAAATGGTATCGTATAAGTAATTAAGAAAATCAATTCTCTTATTTTCTGTAATTCCGAATGAGCGGTTATCGTGGTGGGAAGAAAATGCGGCATATCTTTGCTTAACATACCTTTCTATTTCAACAACACGGACACGATCATTTTTATCTACGAACGTAACAGATGAGTCATGTCCGCCATAAATAGCAAGTGAATTTTTCATAGAACAATCCAATCTTCGCAATACAGATCCTTTGCATTTTTTGGATCCTTTTCATTTGGTTGGAACCAGCCAGTTGGTGCAACAACTTTCTTGTTTTCGTTAGTATTCAACCATGCACCCCACCAACTAAAAGAACTGTTCGCAATGATGTTATGATCACACATAGACATCAAGCACATATCCTGTGTCTGGGATCCTCCTTCGGCAAATATTACATTCTCTCCCGAGAATACCTGCTTACATGTTTCGGGTTCGTCTGAGAACACAACAAACTTAATAGGCTTTCCTTCAAATTCATTATTCATGTAAGTAATTGCCTGTTGATAATATCCAGTCTTGATAAGAGGAACGTATACATGTTCCAATACTTTGTAGTCTCCAAGTCGGACATGCAAAGAAACAAGAACAGTATCATCAGAGTTTCTGATTGATTTAATTTTTTCAGCACATTCCTTTTCTGTTTCTTCCTTGAACTTAAATTCCGAACGAATTGTATCTTCGATGTGCTTGAAATACTTTTCAGATTGAAAGTATCCGTTTAGTCCTGTGTCATCCTTGATGATGTTAGGTGTATTGTCTACGATTCCTAACTTGGCTTTTCTTTCACTGGACATGTGTGGTTTTTCTTGAAATGCAACATCAGAGAAATGAAAATGTGGTTCTTTCCATACTCTCTTTATTCCGTGAACCTGTTTCCAGTGTTCCATATTCTCTGCTTTAGATACATCAAAATGATCATGAAGTGTTACCATTGATCCAGTTTTGTCGTAATCGTAAACGGGAGTATATCCGTGCTTGTCAGAGATTCCTAACAGTGCCGAATATTGAAACATAGCATTACCGAGATATCCATAATCACCTACTCTGGGAAAACTTAACATAATTTAACCTCCTACTGGTCCTTGTCCGTATCCTGGTCCCAACGGTCCTGCACCGTAAGCCAGCATTTTTAATGGTATTAGTGTCATTTCTTTATTTTCTTCTTGGAAGAAGAAAGGAAGATGGGGCGTAACCACCTTAAAGTTTTGTTGTGTTTTTGCACACGCCAAATTTAAATCCATCCCTTGGTTTGCAAGTCTAAGAACTTCTTTTTTGTATCTATCGGATAAGTACAGGATAGCATGGGATGATGAAACACCTTGAATTTTTGCTAACCATTCTCCGTTGGGTTCTGATATGTCTTGTGCAATATAGTCACCATTTCCCTGTGATATTCCCAGATAAATTGCATCTGTATCGTCAGGCACTTCGATTGTATCTTTGTACCAATCGGTACGAGCAACACCATCCTCCAATATTAGAATTGGGAGGGTATCGGTTTTAAGGGTTTTAATGTATGATTCTTTATTTTTAGAATCTAGTTGTTGGGTAACATCACGAATATCAATTTTCATTATATAAAAACTCCAGTTATCTCTTCTTTCCTATATGATATTTAGGACACAATTCCCAGTCTTCTTTCTCTTTATGACTCAAAATCTTTAATTGTTTTATATTCAGCACAGGAGATTCTGTTTTTTCTGGTTTGACAATCTCACACAATTCCCATTCGTCCAATAGATTAACAATTGTATTCCTTCGTGCAATATCTTCTTCGGAAAAATTAGAAGGGAGACCATCAAGAGAAAAAAGTTCTTTAAAGTGAACAATGTAATATTTGCCTCTTTTGTGCAAAATATGACAAGACTGATATAGTTTTTTTTCTTTTCTGGAAGAGATTCCTATTCGAGTCAATGTTTCTTTTATCTTTAAAAAGTCATCGTCTTCAAATAGTTCCACTTCTACCAAATCATCAATACTTAGTTCAATTCTCTCCATGCTCACATCCTTTATATAAATGGCATTTTATTAATTCATACTATTTATATTTTTCCGCCCTTTGAGAGTTTATTTTTGATGTTTACTATATCACCATCAGTCAAAACATCTAGTGCTTCTTTGGCTTTTTTGTTGCTGTAATTAAAATACTCCTTTACTATTTCAATATCATCGGGTAAAGTTTCCTTGATCCAAGGACTATATCTACGTCCTTTCCTGATTGTAGAAGAGAGAAAATCAAATTGCATCTTCTTATCGACAGAAGATCTGACATTCATTTCATTCGCTTGCAGTATCGTGTCTGGGAAAAAGGACAAGCACCGATTCACAACAAACGGAGTATAATCCCGTTCTATAAACTGATCATCAGAATCCATCAAGGGTTCCTTAGTCGTATTTATTGCTTTTAGATAATCTCCTAATTTCATCCCGAAATCTCTGTATCTTTATCTACTACCATAATGACAGATTGTACCTTAACAACAGCCAATCCTTCATAGGATTCTACGCCCTTTGTTTTGTCGAATACAACATAGTCGTGTACTTTAAAATCACAAGGATATACGTTTCCATTGTGATCCTTTACACCTCTACCAATAGACAGAACTCTACCCTTTACCCAAGGAATATTCTTCTTGTCTTCATAGATGATCTTATCAAACTCTGTTTTCTTTTCGCAAAGTTCGATGACTACGCAATCACCGTGTGGTTTAAATCCTTTAAGTTTATTCATTTGAATTCACACTCCATCATAAGTTCTGTTAAACATGCTGTAAGATTAATTTCTTGATCTGCTACGAATGCAGACTTATACTGGTATTCCGCAAGAACAAGAATTGCTCTAGGGATACTTTGTGGTTCAATGGTTTCATACAAACCATCATATATCTTTCGAAAGATTCGTGTCTGATCATTATCTAGGTTCTCAACAACCCACTTACGAACATCCGGAAACTTCTTCGACTTCATCGCCGCAGTAAGTTCGTTGATCTTAACACTACCCACCTTGGACAAAATTCCAATGTCAATAGTTCCTGCTACCGAATACCTTTGTATCTCATTGATTACCCTTCTGAAGTCAGGAAAGTGTCTCATTACGAGTTCAACAAGGACTCGTTGTTCGTATTGGACACCTTCTTCATTGAGAATAAATTCGATTCTCTCTAGAAACCCTGCTGCCATTTTGGGTTTTTCTGAATTGGGAATTCTAAACTCGACATTAGTACATCTGGAATGGAGGGGTTCGATGATCCGATTCTTGAAGTTGCAGGTCAGAATAAACCTACAGTTGTTTGCAAACTCTTCGATGAAACCACGAAGTGCAGGTTGCATACTCTGTGCATTTGCGTAATCAAACTCATCAAGAATGACTACCTTGTTTCCTCCGCCAATCGATACGCTACTGGCAAAATTACGGATCTTCGTTCTCAGAGTATCGATGTTACCGTCTTCTGAACAGTTGACAATAATCCAATCTGATTCCATTTCATTACATAAGGCTCTTGCAATGGTTGTCTTTCCGCAACCTGCACCACCCGAAAGAAGTAGATTTTGCAATTCACCCGAATCTACAATACCCCGAAAGGTATCCTTGATGTCCTTTGGTAAAATGCAATCTTCAATTTTGCTAGGTCGATACTTCTCCACCCACAAAAAGTCTTTTGTTACTTCTGCTACACTCATACTATACACTCCATATCAATTTTTATTCAACAAGTCAGTAAGCCAGTCTACATCTTCTACCCGAACCGAATGGTTATTTCCAATATAAAATCCATTCTGGTGTACCAATTCTGCATTGGTGTCAAACCTCTTTTGGTTTACTCTATTCATGAACGGATGTCTATACAGATTACCTGCAATAATTGGTCTAGTTTCTACACCCTCCCTTTCTAGAGTTTTTCTTATATCCTGTACATTTCCATTCTTAGTAATCACAGGGAAACAGAAACTGCAATTACCTTCGGTTCTGAAATCAGCATGATACTTCTCCGGATCTAGAGTAGAGGCAAACTTGTCAAAGTTTTTAATTCGAATATCATTGTGCTTGTCCAGATCTTTCAGTTGCATTTGACCAAGAACTGCATTGAAGTCAGTTGATCTCATATTATATCCAGGCAGCATAAACGTAAAGTTATCATCTACCACCATGTCCTTGTAATCTTCTTGTGCTTCCTTTGGTAGTTCACGGAGAAGTCCGTGAGAACGAAGAAGTAGAAGTTTTTCATAAAGTCCAGAGTGGTTGGTACATACCATTCCACCTTCAATGGTTGTCATGTGGTGTCCGTAGTAGAAAGAGAACGAAGACATGTCTCCGAAATTACCAATCTTAGTACCCTTAAACGTAGCACCATGAGACTCACAACAATCTTCAAGAAGTGTAACTCCATAGTATTCACACAACTGTAGGATTTCATCATCAATTGCAGGGAACCCCAGAAGATGTGCAAGGAAAAGATAACGTGGACAATCACCGTCCCAACAACCCTCCTTAAAGACCTGCTCTAGATTCTTTTTGTCTGGTCCGAGAGAAGGAATACTTACATCGCAGAGTTGTAGATTGTCACCCGACAACATGATGGGTGAAACTGTAGTCGCCCATGTACATGCCTGTGAAACCCAAGTTGCTCCGGGGTGAGGCGCCCACAGTTCTCTTGCTGCTTGCACCATCAAAAAGTTTGCAGAGGAACCAGAATTGCAGAACACAGAATACTTACATCCTTGCCATTTACTCCACTGTTCCTCGAACTTTCTCACCTCTTCACCTTGAGAAAACCTATCGCTGTTCAAGCAAAAATCAGATAGTTTTTCTCTTTGTTCTTGAGTGATGGCATCATCCATCAACTTCCAATTCTTCATAGTCGTCATAATCTAACATTTCCTTTATCATAATTATCAGTAAACCACTGGATGGTTTCTTCTAGTCCATCCTCTATAGATGTATAAGAAAAGTCTGGTAGTAAACCCTTAAGTTTTGTGTTATCCGATGGTTTTCTAATCATACCATCGGGCATTGAATTGTCAAACAGAATAGTATTAAAAAACTTAAAAATTGATGCAATTTTATTAGAAAGACTTGCAATATTAATTTCTTCATCTGGTGAAATTATAAGAGGTTCTGTATCGTTGTAATTCTCAACTACCCAATCTATAATTCTACCAAGATCCTTGTTGTATATGAATTCTCTTTTTGCTAGTCCGCCTCCCCAGATCGTAACATCTGTGTCATCTCTTGATGCAAGATAATACTTATGAATCAATCCGGGAATAACATGAGAACTGCTTACATTAAAATTGTCACCTTTACCATACACATTACACGGAACAACTGTAACAATATTCATACCATACTGATCTCTATATGCTCTAGCATTAACTTCTGTCATACGCTTGGCATAACCATATCCATAGTTTGATTTGTGTGGTTCACCTAAGTGGATCTGATCTGTTGTAATTGGGTATGTTGCTTCAGCAGGAAAAATACAAGTTGACAACACACATACTACCTTTTCAACATTACAAATTCTTGCTGCCTCTAATATGTTCAATGTCATCTGTGTGTTTTCATAAAAGAACTCTCCGGGTTTGTCGGTATTTTCTTTCACACCACCCACCCGAGCAGCACAATGAATTATTTGTCTTATATCATTGTCTTTAATATATGATAACACAGAATCAAAGTCTAGCAAGTTGACATCACTGGAACGGGGTTTATGCGTTCCAGTGATGCAGGATCCTACTAATCCACTTCCACCTGTTACTAAAGTATTCATGATGCTTGGTAGTATGAGTCTGATTCTAGTGCTACCCAGTACTTCAAACTACGATTGATATTGGTAAACTGACTAACTACCTTATCGCTGATACTTACATCATAATCACCCGAAAGCATCTTTAGATTTTCTGACTTAAAGAAGAAAGAAAACTCAGGTCCCCCTGCGGGAAGGTGATCGAGTGTAATTGAGTAACTATTACTACTCTTGTCCTTCTTGTCAAGTGCTACAATTTCAAGTTCATCAGAATTAGATCGAATTGCAATATCACTCACTTGAAGTACAGATGATGCCTTTAGAATTTCATTGAATACTTTCTGGGTAATTGAACAAGTAACCACTGATTCTGGCATGTTGATTTGCTTGTTTACTGTAGTAAGAAGTGAAGGTTCTGAATAATAGTAACGAACCGAAGAGTTGTTATTACTCGAACTAATTGTTACGCACTTTTCTTCGAACATATATTCCGGATCTTCGAACAGAGAGATTGTACCAAGGAACTTATTCAGATCCCAGATACCAAACTTCTGATCAAATGATTCTGGTACAGTTGCTTCTGCCATAACATTCTTTACGGGAGAAATTGTTGTTAGTACATTCCCTTCCTTGACAAGAATGTTAGAATTAATCGAAGAAAAGTTCTTCAATACATCTAGGGTTTCGTTTGAAATTTTAGTTGGTGTCATTGTGCTTTCCATAATATAGTCTCCATTTAAATCAATTACCATTATATTCGTGATAAGAATCTAGATCAATGTCTCCTCGAATTGCATCTTTAAGATATTTCTTATCCTTTACTCGCTTATGTTTCGCAGGTCTTTTTGTGGTATTTCTAAGATCATAATAATCTTCATGATGAAAACTATTTTGATTACCTTTCTGTTTATTTTTTCTTTTGTTCTTTGCCATCGTATGATTAATACAATTCTTCAATGCATTCTAGTAGTTTAATTAGTTTGTTGTCTACGAGATACTGAAAAATATTTTTGTTTTCTCCGTTGTGTTCCTTGTTGAATTCTTTCATAATTTCATTTTGAATATTTTCTGGAATCAAATCAAAATTAATCATCTTCTCATTTCGACTCCAGTTTTTGCGAACATCATCATCAATGCTATTCTCTTTAAGATATCTATCTTTGAAAATTTCTATCTTCTTTTTACCGCATGGTTTTTGTCTTTTACCGTCAACAACAAAAGTATCGTCGTCTGATAGAATGTTAGGAACACCGTCAGAAGAATCACCAGAAATAATATGTGTTAACAGGTAGTCTTCTGGATCCTCACACAACAAATAGTCTTGCTTCATGGGACTCCACTGCTTAACATTGGAATACTTTTGAAGTTGCTGAAAGTCTTTATCAGCAGAAACAATTACAACCGATTCCATTGGAGATGAATTCTTAGCAATGCAAGCAATGATATCATCTGCTTCTGTCTTGGGTACAGATACATTCTTCCACGGAAAATTGTCTTGGATTTCCTTACGAATCTCTGTCATGGTATTGAAGATCTTGTCCCAGTCATGCTTGGACTTTTTCTTAGTAATTTTTCTATTTGCTTTATATAGAGGAAAAAACTCTTTCCTCCAGCAATGGGCAGAGTCATGACATATAATCATGTCTCCATATTCTTCCTTGAATTTGCTGTTGTAATTTCTATAAGTGTTCACAACAAGATGACGAAGTATAGTTTCATCTTCGATGTTGTGGTGCTTCATTGAAGCAAAAACATTTGCGATTATTAGTTGGTTGTTGTCTATTAAAATCATTTGCTTTTCTTTGCATTCTCGAATGCTTTTTGTGTGGTTCCAATTTTGACTGTTCTTTTCTTCTTGGTAGTCTTCTTCTTGGTAGTCTTGGGACTACTCTTGTTGAACTTTTTCTTTGCCTGTTCTACTTGTTCATGTATAGTTTTGAGATGCACATTTGCTGCCTGTCTCATATACAAACGATCTTCTTTATTACGGTTTGACTGTAACCAGAACGGAACCTCAATTATAAGTTCATAACCTGTGTACTTCTTATCGAACCACACCTGAATACGAAGATCTCTTCCTCGAAGGAATCCGGGATAATCATCTTCATTTGCTAGTTTATAAGTTCGAATCTGAAATCTCTTAGACATAATCTCAAGTCCGGCTTTCATGTAATCTTCATATGACATTGGAGAAATGAGATTCAACCCAATTGGGTTATCGCCGTTTTCCCATGTTTTTCGAACACTCGTCTTTGAAATCTTCTTCTTGGTTTTTTTCTTTTTGGACATGTATAAATTATACCACATATTTTAGATGTGTCAAGGTAAATTCTTAACTTTCTTTATCCAATTCCAAGTTGATTTTGTGATTGTGTCTAGGAAAGTTATACTGGCTTGTTTGTTGCCAGTAGAATTGGTTTGAGTTATAAACTCCACATCCTCGTCATATTCTTCTTCTATGAATGGATATCTACCGGCGGTAACTTTTATACAAGACTCAACAATTTCTCTTTTTGTTGCAACCACACCACATTCTATTTCATGGTGACAATTTTCGGTATCAGTCAAAGCATTCAGTAATACCTCTATGACATCATCAACATGAATAAGGTGACAAATATCCGCTCCATTTTTTACAGTAACATTGGGTTTTAAATTTGCAGATGCAGACATACAGTTTGGAATTAATTTATTCTTCTTATCAAAACCATAATCGCCAATCTTTCCCTCAATATTATTTCCTACCACTTCGGGTAGAAGAAAAGAAGAATATTTTAGTTCGGGAGTAACCGCAGAAACATCCTCTACCATTCTCTGTATTACATCATTACACATTCCGTATGGACATGATTTGTAACAGGATGAACGACAGGTTACTATTCTTTTTACTCCATGAAAAATTAAAGAAGATAAAAACTGAGGGAATGAAGAAAGATTATTTTCATAGTATACTATTGGATTTTCTGTCGATTCGTTCGGTACGGTATATCCTGCTAAGTGAAAACATATGTCGTACTTATTTTGCTGCAATGCATACGCTACCATTCGAGGATCTTTTATGTCTGCTTTTACATATTTCCCAACCCAACCGTTATCGGTTAGATCCTTTATAGCGTCCCTCTTACCAATCGATATATTATCAATGATATCGACATCGTGACCTTCTTCGTGTAAACGAAGAGCGAGGTGAGATCCTATATGTCCTGCTCCGCCTGTAATTAAACAATTCATTGTTTTGGTTTCCAAAATACAAATACAGGTTCGTACTTTAAATACTTACCATCTACTTGACAGAAATTTTTACAAGTTGGTTTTCCGTCTTCACCAATTCTATTCTTTCCAGGCATACCCTCTAGTGCCATCTTTAGTGTATACTTATATTCCATACCCAAAGATTCTAGAATGTCTTTGCTGTCTTTCTCTAGCGGTAGATAGTTTCCACCCACAAGAAGATCTGCAATGTTCCAAAGAAGGTATCTTTCTTCCTTTAGATACTCAACACAAGTTTCTAAAGTAGGACGTAAAAACCCATGCCTCCAAGATTCGTAGGAGTTAAACTTTTTATACGACTGGTTGTCGTCTTCGGAGTATGCTTCTCGGTTAAAGTATGGAGGAGAAGTAAACACCAAGTCGAGACTGTTCTTATACTTCTGAAAGTCCTTGTTGAGATGTATTACTTCTGATCCTTCGTGAAAAACCTCAAACGTGTTTGTTTCGGAAAAGAATGGATTTCCTCTATAAGTCTTGGTATTATAAAAATTGGCAAGAGACTCATACTTGCTATAACTACCATCATCAAGAAGATTGTCAGGATTAGGATCAGTACCCACATAATGAATCCTACGATCATCCCTAATACCCATAGCACCAAGTATTCTACCACCCCAGCCGCTCGATGGATCATAGATAACGATTCGTTCTTGTTCTTTGATGTCATCTGTAAACCTCTCATATAAGTATTTAGCAGTCATTGGTGGGAAGTTTACAGCAGGTTGAATGTACCCGATACGAAAAGATTTAAATCCCGCAGGGAAAACCTTTCGTCCTGTCTTGTAGATTCGAATGGCGTATACCTTATCATCTGGCATATCATTGATATCAAAGGTAGAGTGATGTCTATATGACATCATGTCTCTCCAACTTTCTACTTGCTCTTTGGTGAGTTGCAGAACATCATCTTGTTCGAGTTGAAAGTAACCAGAGTTTACGCCTTCTCGTATCTTAATTTGCTCAAGTAGAAAGTCATATCCTTTGAATATCTTTGGATTCTCAAAGAAGACATTCACCCACTCATCACCACTCGAAACATCAACGATTGAATATTTCTTGTCATGCTTAATTGCAGATAACGCATGAGTATAAAAAGAATCACGACGAAGGTGACGCATCGCACCCTTCACCACACGATCTAGTTTTTCATCGTCTGCAACCAAGTCGTAAATCGAATAACCATTGTCCTTTTCGGTGTAGTTGATTCTAGTCTTGAACATATTAGAAAACCATTGATCTACTTCAACTGCCATACGAGACTTGTTAATTATTATGTCATCATCAACATCAGACAACTCGTCGGTATGTGTGAACTGGTGTACAGGGTACTCTGCAATCTTATTGAATGCGTCTACGATCTCTTCTTCGTTCTTTCCAGTTCGCGGAGGACAACCATAGGTATCCCATGCATCCTTTACGACCTTTCGCATTTCAATAACCCAATCACGAAATTCGTCTGGTGTCATATCGAGCAAATCTTCGAAGTTGCAATTGATATGTGAGTTTATCACATGTTCATTGCGTTCATAGTAAGGTTTGATTTGTGTCGTCATTACGATCTTTCTTTATATACTCTATCGCTCTTTTAAGCAATTCAATATTATCTTCAAAGTTTCCCAAGGCTCGGTTGCACTTATGACACAACCAACCTCTGAATTTTTTTGTTTTGTGATCATGATCCAAGCACCACGAGTTACCTTGTATCTCTGTTACATTTTTTTCGCATATGGGACAGATGTGTGTTTCTTTTGGTTTGCTTTGTTTCTCTCTTAGTTCTTTGACGAGTTTTGTTGCTGAACGGGCGCACTTCCTACACTCACCCCGCAGATAAACTCCCCCGCTAGAAGGACCAAAGTTTGACTTAGGTAATTCTTTTTTACACTTGGTACATTCTTTTGTTTCTTCTTTTACATCATTATCAAATAAACACATATCACTTTATCCCACTGAAGTTATTTTTCTTCTGGAAGACGATATGATTCTGAAACTTATCCGTCATCGTATCAGACTTGTGACTAATTACAAATATATTAGCACGACTTCCGAATGATGTTAAGAGTTTCAAAAACTCTTCAGTACCAACTGCGTCGAGACTTGAATCAAATACTTCATCAAGAATCAACAGGTTACAGTTTACACTATTCTTGAGTCGTGCAATTTCACGCCATGCAAGAAGAAGAGATAGGTCGATACGCAATCGCTCACCTTCACTGAAACTGTGGTATGAGAACTCGTCACGATGACGACTCTTGATTGTCTCGTTAAAGTTTTCATCTAGATTGAATTGACAGAAGAAATCCATATCCGCAAGATACTTATTAATCAACTTATTCATGATTGGTAAGTAGTGCTTGATGATCTTTGATTTTATACCACTGTCCTTTAACAAGGTAGATGCAATTGCAAGGTAATGTTTGTCTTCTATGAGTTCTTTTCTTCTCTCAACATGAACCTTACCCTCTCCTAGTAATTGCTGCAATTCGTCCTTTGATTCTTGTACCCCAGAACCTTCAGTAAGAATAGAATCAATATCGTTTTGAATCTTTCTTGTGTACTGTGAAGATACGCTGATTTGGTTCTGCTTATGTGATATGCCTTTTTCTAGTTTATTAATATCCTCAACAACAGAGTTGATTTCACCTAATCTCTTTTCTGTGTCTTTAACTTTAGAGTTGAGATCAAGGATTGCGTTTTGAATTTCTTCTTGTTCTTGTAGCATCTCTTCCCACACATTTTTCTTGTGGTGTTCTTGGATATTTTGTTTGCATGAGGGACATGTATCGTTGTCTTCATAGAACTTGGCATTTTTTGTTATACCCTTTATCTTGGACTTCAATTGTCCTTCCAGCGTTTCCATCTTTATTAGAGATTTAGGAACCACATCTACATCTTTAATTTTCTGCCTAAGTTTTACAACTTTAGATTGCAGTTCCTTAATTTCTGATTCTAAATCTTCTATCTGCTTCTTTGATTCTTCAATTTCAAGTTCGTATTTTTCTACAGAGTCGCTTGATTTCTTTTCTAGAGTGTTGATTAACTTTTGCTTTTCGTCTACCTTGCTCTTTGCTATCTCTATTTTTGTATCAATGTCCTTGACATATTCCTTTGTCATCTGAAGTCTCGCACGAACAAGAGTGTTCATCACAGAAAAAACATCAATGTCTAATAGGTTTTCTACAACAAGTCTTCTGTCTGTTGTGCTGAGTTGCATGAAGGGGACGTAATTAGAAGAACCAAGAATTACTACCTGACAAAAAGACTTGTATGTCATCTTAAGAATTTGTTCTTCTAGTATCTTTTGATAATCCCTAGTCTTAGAGTCTTGATCTAAGAGATCTCCATTTTTGTATATCTCAAACTTCTTTGGTTTAATGCTACGGAATACTCTATACTCATCACTTCCCACTTTGAATGTAATTTCTACTTCACATTCTTTCTCGTTGATTGTATTGATGAGTTGCGGAATCTTAATACCACGAAAAGACTTACCAAACAATGCAAAGGTAAGTGCGTCCAACATCGTAGATTTACCGGCTCCATTATCACCAGAAACCAGAGTGTTATTATGTCTGGTAAAATCCAATGTAGTTTTGTGATTTCCTGTTGATAGGAAATTCTTCCAACTTAGTTTTTGGAATATTATCAAACCGTTTTCTCCAAATACCACTCTGGAATATTCCCATCTTTCCATTGTGCGAAGTATGACTTTTCTATGACGTAGTACTGCCTATATGATTCTACGACAGATTCAGTCTTACAATGATCAGGCATACACTTAGGATGTTCTGTTAGACTTCCAGTTGGTAGTTCTGGTCGGTTTGCATTACACCACTCAATTACTTTTTGGGACTTATGTACTTTATCATATCGTCTTGTATATTCTGAACACAGCCCCATTGCATGATCAATCAACCATTCATAGTTTTCTGTGGATGCACGAACCCACTTGGTACATGGGTGGTTATAAAATGAACGCTTGTATGGTGCAGTACCTTCTGGTTGAACAGCACACAACATCTGTGCAGATTCTAGAATCATTTTTACTACATGTTTGTCACATGCATAGTTTGCGGCGATCACTGGGTTTTCATCAAGTACAAAAATGTTCATAGGGACAGACTTTCCATATATAAATCTTTAATCAGGCGTTTCATTTTATCTTTGTCTTCAACCTCTTCGATAGAATCTATTTCGTTATTTATAATTGTAACAGTATCTTGCGCTAAGTCAAGTATTTCTTTCTTAGTCCATGAAGATTCTTCAAAATCTTCAACGACGGTAATCTTAGAAACGCCTACCTCATACAACTTATCCATATATCGGTCGAAACTGTATGGGTGTTTCTTATTTTCCACGAACAGTTTGACATATGAATCCTTTAGGTAATCCAGTTTATTCAAACTATCCGCCTCTATTGGACCATCGGAGTCATCATATTGTAGAGTGTGGAACATCTTATATGGGTTTTCGATGAATTCCATTTCTCGGGTGTCTGTATCAAACACATGAAAGCCTTTATTTTCGTTTAGATCAGAGAAGGTGATTTGATACTGGGTTCCCATGTAATAGATGTTGCCTTTTTCTTGGCGACAATGGAAGTGTCCAGAGAATACCTTTTCGTATTTATTAAAAATTGCGGGATCGATTCCGCCACCATTAAAATTAACACCTCGCATTACTTCATAACCTTCAAGTTCTAGGTGTCCGAATAGTATTGGTGCTGGTGCGGTCTTAATAAATTCAACACTTTGATCCACGGTGTCTTTGCTTACCCACGGGAGAAGTGCAATATCTAAACCGTCAAAATTTACTACGGTAGGTTCTTCATATAGAACCAAATCATCATTGAAAAGTTCTCGTATTGAATTTATTGCATTTGTATTTCTATAATAGACATCATGGTTACCAAGGATACAGTGCATTTGTATTCCTTCAGCCTTTAGTCTGTCCATGATTCTAGAACGAACTTGATTCAGTATACTAAAGTTAACAAACTTTCGTCTGTCCATAAGATCACCGGCATGAATCACTGTCTTGATATTATTTTCATTTACGTACGGAAAGAAAACATCATCAAAGAATTTCATAAAGTGATCAAAGAAAAGTTGAGAGTCGCCTCTTGCACCGAAGTGCGTATCATTTATTACTGCTATCTTCACTTGGGGGTTCCTCTTCAAGAACAGAATCTAAATTGGTAGTGGTTTTCTTTTTACTCTTTTTCTTCTTCTTCTTAGGAGTAAAATTATCTATATCATTATCAGTAAGTTTCAACATACTAGCATATGGATTTTGTGCCGTATCGAACTTATCTTGTATTTGTCTTTTGAAATCTTCGGGAATTACTCCGTTTTGATCCATAATTTCAAAGCACCTATATTTAACATAGTCTTGTTTCTTTTCCTTCTGTATTCGCCGAAGGAAAGCATAATAAATTATCTGAGTAAAATACGAGAATGGGTTGTCTGACTTATCTGGATCGAAATTGGTAGCGTACATTAAACAGTTTTCAATCCCATCTCCTACCATCTCTTCTCTATATGGATAATTGATGAAGTTAGGCCTATATGAAAGATGCTCTGCAATCTTAAGAAAACACTCCCCAATATAGTCAGTCACTGGGGGTTTACCATCATCCGCCTCTTCGTATTCTCGAACAACTATTTTCCATTCTTTCATTGCCTCAAAGAATTCTTTGTTGTTCACATAATGCGTAGATGTATCTTTTTTGTCTTTTTTGCTCATGACTATATTATACCTTTTTTTTCACGAAAGTCAAATGTTTTTCTTGACGACTTTTAAAATAGTGTTATAATTACTTTGTCCGGTTAATAGAATAGTATTAATTACCAACCAAACATATCATCATCTTGATCTGAATCGATATCGATATCTTCTTGTTCATGTTCGATTGGACGAATGTTTTTAGAATCTTCTAGCATCTTATGAACAATATCTCGTATATCTTCAGGATCAATTTCTACTGTAACATTTTCTATTACTTCATCTATATCTATGTCTTCAAGAGAGATTGATAATTCTTCTTCTGCTTCATCTAGTATATCTTCTAAATCTTCTCTGAGATCATGCTTTTTTAATTTCTCTAGAAGATCGTCCATAAATTTTGGATTGTCTTCTTTTTCTTTTTCCTGATCATACAGGCTACTTACCATGTCATTAGGATGAGTAATCGAAATTACTTTGTCTCTAGGAATTGTAACTTTTTGATCTGTAGAAAATTCTAACCAGTTTCTGAATATCAATGCCTCTTTTCTGAACGACACTGAAAGCGGTCCTCCTTCATCAAGAAGGGTAATTACCTTCATTTGAAAAGGTCTGTAAACAGTAATTGCTTTTGTCGCTGATTCGGTGACTTGTGCAATTAGATTGTCTCCGCTAGAAAGATTTATGATTCGATATAATGTCTTATCATTCATAATTGATTCCCTTTTATATGTAGGGAGATTTGTTTAAATTCAAATCCCTCTGATTGATAAATTTTTAATCTTCTCTCAAAGTGGTTCAATGTGTGGTTCTTGTACGACTTCCAGTGTATATCATCTGCAATGTCATATAGTTTTGCCACATCTTTATGTTCGGATTTACGCAACTGTCTACCTATGCTTTGTAGGATTCTAATCCTACTCTTCGACGGTGATGCGAATATGATGTTATGAAGTCGCCTAATTGAGATACCAGTACTGAAGGTTCCGTAAGAAGCGACAATGATTGCATTGTCTTTCTTTTCTGTGATCTTCCTGATCTCTTCTCTAAGTTCGACATCGGTTCCACCAAAAACAAAAAATACATCTCTGCCGTCTCCTGCTTTTTTCTGTATAGATTCAAAGAGAGGCTTACCATGCTTCTCCACATACTGAAACAGGACAAGTGTATTTCCTTTTAGATTTACACTGAGATCGGATATGAAATTGTTTCTATTTTCGTTCGTTACGATCCAGTCGATTTCGTCTTGGTACTTCATCTTTTTATTTTCTTGACGTACCTTCTCTGGGTAGTTAAGAAGAAGACAATCGATTTTTAGTTTAGACAGAAGATCCTTGTTCATCAATTTCTTGGTAGTGGTGACATGTTGTACTCTACCAAACAAACCTTCAATTACAAGTTTATGTGTAAGTGAATCGTCTAGGGTTCCTGTCGTGCCTATTCTGTATGGACACTCTAGCAATTTTGTCATCAGAGTGGTAAGTGACTTTGACTTAAACAAGTGACACTCATCACCAAATGCAGCATGGAAGTTAGAGAAGTATTCGTACCCAAGTTTGTAGATGCTTTGCCATGTGGAGATGATCACTCTCTTGCTGGACAATTTATCTTTACCTGCAAAGACACAATGGCAGTTTTTCTCTGCTTTCCACTTGTCTTTAGATGAGTACTCAGCAAAATCAGAAAGCATCTGACGAACTAGAGATGTAGTAGGAACAATGATCAGAACTTTTTTGTCTGGTGGAATTATGTCAAGGTAATACCGAACCAGTGCATAAATGATTAGACTCTTACCAGATCCTGTCGGAGATAGAAGAAGACACCGATCATTATTGATAGCGTGGGTGACCGCTTCGATTTGATGTTGGTGTGCTTCAATAGAACTACCACCTGCAACTGGTTTCAGGTGTTCGTTTATAAACTTTTGAATGTGTTCTTCTTTTACCGAACCCTTGGATATGATTGGTTCTGGTTCTATTATCTTGTAGTTTCTATCTCTGGCAAATTTAACGACGTAATCATACAACCCAGTGTATATGGTTTGCTTGTATATGTTGTATAGTTTAATCTGACCGTCCCAGAGTTTGTTGCGAAAGGCAGGCATATACTCGTGACCGGGAACTTTGAATGTAAAGAAATCCGAAAGTTCTTTAGCGGTGCTTTTGTCACATTCAATATGAATGTTAACCGCGTCGATGTTTGTAATGACAAGTTCGCTCATTACAATATTTATGGACTAAAATCCTTTTTATTTACTCGAACGGATATATTATTGCCTATTTTTCCGTCCCACAGTTTTATCTGTATTCCCGCCTCTTTAATCATCTCCATACCAACTTTGATAGATTCGCTCCATCTCTCGTTGACGAGATCATACATCTGCTTATGTCCAACGACTGCTGATATCTTTGATTGTATGATGGCTCTTGCACAATCGGTACATGCAAACCAAGGACAATACATCACAAGTCCCGTTGTACAGATACCCCGTTCAGCACATTTGTATATTACATTCCGTTCTGCATGTTCAATATACTGGTATTTCTGTGGGGGAGTCCACTTGTCCACCGAATCGGAAATACCACTGGGCAAAGCGTTCACGCCCCATCCTATGACTCCTGAGCCCTTCTGAACAAGTATTGCTCCGAGTTGAGTAGACGGATCTTTGCTATATGCTTGTGCATACTGATAAGCATGTCTCAGGTAGATACGACACATAGTGTCATTCTCTAATAATGAGGATACCTCACTGTCCATTGATGAACTTTCTCCACTCAATGGCACCTTTGATATTCCATTGTCTGTTGTTTACAGACTTAAGAATGGCATCCAGATAGTTAATTTTTTCTTTCTGGTATGTTTGCTTATTAATGAGTTTCTGTAGATCCTCGTCAGAGTCCATGTACAGATCAATGTCTTGCTTGAGAATCTTTAGTTGGAATGGTTCCCAGCCATATTCATCAAGTTGATCCTGATCTAGTTTCCCTGTATAGTATTCCCACTTCATCTTCTTCAGCCTATAGTAGTCGCTGTTGATTTTCTGGAGGAGAAGTTTCTCGTCCATATAGATGTTGAGGTACTTGCTGTGAAGTTGAGGAATAGCCATCGATTCGATATCAAGTTCGGTATCGTCGATAGGCATATCTTCTGCCACTAATTGTTTAATGTTGCTTATATCCATGTACTAAGTATATCACAAATAAACTAGAAGTCAATTATTTTCTAGTAAGTTGCAGGATTTTATCAATCTGCTTTTGAATCACTTCTGTTCGATTAGGCCAGCAGATATATTCTCTCTCTGGATTCTTTAGTAGGTTATAGAGAAGAGGAAGAATCATTTCTTCAATCTCCACCATGCTTGTTTTTTCTTCTTTTTGAACTTGAATAGAATCCATAATGTCCATGACTTTATCTTCTAGTTCGCCAATCTTTTCAAGCACGGAAGAAGACACTTCGGATGCTACCTCGTTTGCAATCTGCGCCTCGGTTACTTTATCTTCACCACCTTCAACCTCATCGGCATCTACTGTAGTGAACCCGAAATCGAAATCTTCGTACTCTGACATATTAGACCTTTTCTATTTCGTATGTGTCAAATGTCAAAGTCATGGTTGCGGTTTGTGGTTCAGTCTCGCCTGGTGTGGTGATGAACTGAAGTCCTGAGAGTGCAGTAGGAAAGCAGTTCTTGAATGTAACTCTGAGGTTCTCATTCATTGCACTGTTGAGTAGGGTGAGTGTAGCATCGCAGTAGTGATCGTCTGCTGCGATCTGATCGTCTGCATCTTCGATGGGAACTATAGTCTTCAACCATTCAAACACTTCTCTCCAGTTTGCCATATCTTCGTCTACAATGAAAGTGACTTCAAGGTTTTCAAAGTTTAGTTTTCCTGCTGGGTGTTTCACGTTGATGAAACGAGTGGGTTGAATGATTGCATCAAAGTTGATTGCTGGTAGATTAACTTCCTGACAAAAGAATTGAACAGAGGGGAGTCTCTGAATGTTAAAGAAGAACCCTGTGTTCTGAATATAGTTTGTGTTTGAAGGTTGCCTTACTGTGATGTCTTGTGAGACTTTGGAAGACAGACCTGGAAGTTCAGTTGTCATATATATTCTCCTTACTCTATTTATAAAAAAACACTCCCCGAGAGGAGTGCTTCTTTTTTATTGGTTTTGATTATATTTCGATTATTGATACTTCGGCCATGACGTTGGAGACCACCCAGTCCCGGATGGAGGCTGCCAGTCGGACCATTGTCCGGGTGGGGGGAATGGATCGAAACGTCTTCTTTGCCATCCACTATTGCCCTTGCTCCCGGGCCTTCGTTGCCATTGCCAGCCGTCAGGGCCTTGCCAGCCGTTAGGGGGGTAAGGATCATTACCCCATGGCCAAGTGGTTGTCCAAGCACCTGGCTCGGCTGAGATGGCTCCTTTACCACCCATACCTTTTCCGGTGGTCGTGGGATTCATACCACTAAACAGTTCATCGGGAAAACGGTTCGACGTGTCCATGTAATCCTGCAAACCGCCCATGCCGCGGCCCATGCCGCCCATGCCGCCGCCCATTTGCTCATTAAGAGCCTGACGACGACCTGCTTCGTATGCTTCACGAAGAAGTTTACTGTTTCGAATTGGGTTATCATTACCCATGTTAAATCTATGCATTTTAGTTTCCTTTAGTTGATTGTAAGCCAGGAAAGGGAGAGTCCCGAAGGACTCTCCCCGTTTATCCTAGTCTAGATTACGGAGTACCTGCGGCACCTACTGCACCACCGTGGAGTCCGTCAATACGGAAGATACGGAAGTACTGGTTCTTGCGGATTGCTGCGATTGAACTTGGTTCAAGATCAGCATAGGCGTTAGTACCACCAGCGAATGGGTTCATTACCATTCCGTAACGAGTCTTGAACCCGATACGAGGCTGGAAGTCGTTCTCACCAACGGCGCGAACCATCTGGAGTGGGACGTATGGACAGTAGAACAGTCCAGCGTCATATGGTGAAGTACCTCTGTAACCAACGCAAGCGTAGTTAGTACCGGCTGAGTAAGGATCAATGTAAACCTTAACCTTACCGTTGAGGGTTCCGACAAAGGTATTACCAGTGTCATCAACTTCACCTTCGAGTCCCTTAGCACCCGAGATTTGAAGGAAACCACTCATTGCGAGAGCAGAAGCAACGTCAGCAGTTACGATGACGAAGTTACCCTTACCGCGACGAGTATCCTTAGCGATCTGGTTGCATTCACGTTCGATCTGGAACTGAAGGCCACGGAAGCGTTCTGCACTCCATCGTCCATCAGAGTCCTTATCGAGGTCGTAGATACCACCGAGTCCGACAGCGGCGATAGCGGTTGCACCAGCACCAGTACCTACCATGAGTGAACCAGCAGCGGTTGAACCACCTCTGAAGTATAAGTCAGTCTGCTGGGCGCCAAGTTTAGCGATTCGGTAGACTGTACGAATGACTTCGCGGTTGATTTCTGCAAGGACTTCGGTGCTAAGAATGTTAGCAAGTTCAGTCTCTGCATCAAGTCCGTGAACGGCCTTGAGGTCTTGTGCGAGTTCAGTGGTGTACTCTGCCTTGAGGGCGCGAGTCTTTGCTTCAACAGCGGTACGCTCAATGCTAAACGCCATTTCTGGGAAGGCACCGGATGCACCGAGGACTTCGGCGAGATTGGTCGAAAGACCACCCTGCACGGAAGCACCGGAGTATGCTGCGGCAGAACCGTCTGCACTTGCACCATCGCGGTATGCTGCTAAACCGATTGGATCACCATCAGTACCGGAAGCACCGTGAGTGATACCAACACCACCAGTTGCACTGGTAGAACCGGAGAAGGTGAAGTCAGGTTCGCTGAAGAGTGCTTCAGCACCGTCCTGCGTAGCGTACTTAGCACGAAGTGCGAAGATAAGTCCGGTAGGACCAGTCATGGGCTGAACACCACAGATGTCGTATGCCATTAGGTTGGGCATTGCACGACGAACGAGTGAGATAAGAATAGGATCGAAACCCTTAATGTTACCTTCACTACCGACTGCTGGTGACATACCACCACCGACAATGTTGTTTGCCTGTTCTTGAAGTGCTTTTTCTTGGTTCTCTAGAAGAACGGTTGTGACGTTCTTTCTATACGAATCCTTAATTTCGGGAAGGCTTGGATGCTCAATGATGGGCTTCCACTTTTCACCCAAGAACTGGGCTGCTGTTTCGAGATTACTCATTGGTGATTCTCCTTGATTTCTTTTTGTCTGTTGTTAAGACTTGTTATATGAGTTCTAGTTATATAGTAATTTGAAAATTTACGACTGTGTTTTGTTATACTCAACACCGGCAAGGCGTCCAACGCTGTTGAAGTATGTTGCCATTGTTGGGTTCATATCTTCCATAATTGGGGCGACAGGGACTGCGGTCGCAGGGAGAGTATAATCTTCAACGGTTTCAGTTAGAAGGGGAGTAACACCTCTTGCAGCACTGTTGAAGTAACTTTCCTTAATGGTAGCAAGTTTAGATGAAAACTCGTCTTCTGTTCTATATTCAATGCCTCTAGCGAGTGACTTGAACTTTTCAACTTCAGTAGCAGCGAGTCCGTGACAAGCGGCTTCAAAGATTACATCACAGTTTGATACAGTCTTTGCATTGCTTAGTTTCACGTTTTCCTGAATGCTATGGTTGAGTTTTCCGGTGAGGGTATCTACCTTATGAGTGAGAGCATCAACCAAATCAACCTTACCTTGTGGTACTTCGATGTAGTGGTTTTCGAAAAGATCTCGAAGACCGTTCATGAATGACTCGGTGACTTCGTTCTGAATACCAGAATCAATTGCGAGTTCATTTTCGTCCATCCACTCAGAAACGACATAGTTCATGTAGTCATCGAGTTTATCAGCCATGTCTGATTTTGCAGATGTAACTTCTTCGACAAAAACGTCTCTTGACTGACGAACGAGTTCTGCTTGAATTTCTTCGACTCTAGCATTTACTGCTGCTTCGAAGATAGAAGCGGCCTTTTGCTTGAACGAAGAAGTTAGGTTTTCACCAGAGAAGAGTGCTTCAAGATGTTCCATCTTGTTGTAACTGGCTTGTAGTTCCTTTTCCTTCTTTGCTTTCTTGCCTTTAAGAGTGCTTTCTGCACTTTTCTTAGCGACAGGACGAGCAAAGATTGCACCCTTACCAGAAGCATCTTCAGAACCCTTACCAGTTGCATCCTCATCGTCGTCTTCCATGATGGAAAACTGAGTTGCCTTGTAAAGTTCTCTACCGATTGCTTCTGATAGATCTGATTCAGTATCAAACTGAGCAAGTCTCTGGAGGACACCAGAGATATAGTCTTGTGATACACCCATGTTGGTTAGTTCTGAGATAACCGACTGGACTCTTTGTCCAGATCTTGCGGTTTCTTCGTTGTTTGCTCGCTCTACGAGGTTTCGAGCAGAATTGATTACACTGTTCATTGGAGATTCTCCTTGGTTTAAGTACTTAGTTTATTTATAGTTTTTTATAATTTGGATAAGAAATCGGCAAAACAGTATGTAGATACATCATCTATCGTTCGTTGAGATGCCTTTTCTATTAGGTTTTTGTAGTTGTTTATGCTAGATTCTTTGATGGTTCCGTTGTCCCAGATCCATTCCTTACCTTCCATGATGCCGTCTACGAAAGCATTGGGTGCGGAAGGATCAGCAACAATATCAACAGCAGCAAGCATAAAGTCATCACCGACGTACTTAGAACCATTCTTTTCTTCAAGACTCCCCATACCACGGGAAGACACACCCAGTTGGGCGCCTTCGTCCAGTAGATTCTTTACAATCTTACCCATAGGAGTATCCATAATTTTGGCTTTACCCATTACGTCATTGTTCTCTGTGTGAAGATCAGTGATGATATGAGATACTCGTTCTAGGTTTACGGTTGGACCTTCTGGGTGTCCGAGTTCACCGAATGCTCTTTTACCATTCACAAAGGTTTCGTTGTAGTTATTAACTTCCTTCATCAAAGTCTTCTTGGGGTAAATGCGACCGTTTCTATTCTTCTGTTCGGCTTGCATAAAAACACCACTGATGTAGTAGTTTGGGTTTCCACCTGCTACATCTTCTTTGATGAGTTTGATATCTTCAGTTGTTTCTGTGATTAGTTTCATTTGATTACCTATTTTTTCTAATATTTGCCAGTCGTTCTCTGTTTTTTTGTCTGATAAGTCGCCTTATCTCCGTCGGTGTGGTGTCACCTTTATCGAATCTACGCAGAGGATCAACTTGATTGGTTGTTGAGCCGGTTCCGTAATTGTTGTGAATCGGCGCACGAGGCGCTAGTGGAGGAACCCTCTTAGGAACCCTCTTCGAAGGCACGAAGTCTGAGTCAAAATCAACGGTGCCATCTGCGTTGCGGATCAGTCCCTTGATTTGATCGAGGAAGTCTTCGTGGAACGGATGGATTCGGTTATTAAGACCACCAAACTGTTCAGCAACCGGACCTGCACCACCAGGCATACCACCAGGCATACCAGGCATACCACCGGGACCACCAGGTCCAGCCGGTGGTTTAGGTTTGTTTGCTTGTTGGATTATTTCTTTTGCGAAGTATACAAATTCGGGTTTAAACTTTTTATAGATTTCATCAAGAATTCTAGAGTCTGAAACACCCTTCTGTTGAAGTGACTGAATTATAAGATTAATCTTGGGGTAATTGCGAACTCTCTCAAAAAGTTGATCCTCTGTTGAAGGGGGAGGACCTTGTTGTCCACCACCCATCATACCCATCATTGCTGCCATTGGGTTACCACCGGGAGGTGGACCTTGTTCAGATATTAGGTTGTATTTTTCGAATAGATTCATTTATAACCTCAATACTTGTAACTGGAGTTAATCTTTTTTGGTTGATCATGAACATAACCCATTTTATCCATTCGAACATGATCTTCGTATGTGTTTGCTTTATAGCCTTTACCACTCTTAGGATCATACATCATGTGTGGTTTAAATTCATCTTTGTTTTCTTTCATGGCGTTCTTGACTTTTTTACGACGATTCTTAAGATACTTATCAGAGTCATCAACGTCTCCGTCGTTATCTACATCGTCGTCTTCTTTGCCAACAGCATCTAGTTCGCTATAAAGAACTTTTTTCTTGCCCTCAATGAACATATTCATTTTACTGTAAAGGACAGATTCTAGTTCTTCTTTGGTTTCTACTAGGTTACCTTGAAGGATGCTGTCGAAAATTCTGTTAACTCTATTATTCATTGTTGTCTCCTCTGAGCAAATTTGACTAATTTTAGGAATGAACTTTTATCGGATTCTAACATGTCAATCATGTCTTTCTGATTAGATTCATTTAGTTCATCATGAAGGTTAATTAAATTACTTGCAATATCTGGTGTTACATGGATAATTTGATTATCTATATCTATGTCAATCGGCATTTTGGTACTTGCTGATTCTGTAATTGCCTTAAGATTTGATTCGCCAATCATACCATACTTAGATGCCGCTTTTTTAATTCTTCCAGTACTACTTTCTTTGAACGGTGTAACTTCTACCGTACCGGAACCAAATTTACCTTTAACTTTTTTTGCCTGTCCTAGTTTGTTGTTGGTGATGAATCTAATAAACTCACCGGACTTACCACTCATACCAGAATCAAATTTAAGAGTTGCTTCGTCGAGTTCAACGGACTCATTAATGCGGTTCTTCTTTCTCCATGCAAGAACAGTTGAAGCATCATTAACTTGATCTGCCCAGTTACC